ATCTTTCAAGAATTGTATTTAAATATTTAATAAGCGGAGTTAATACTTGAATTAATGCCTGTCCTATTTGCGCTTTAAAAGCATTCCATGATTCTGTAAGAATTCTTGTCTGATTCGCCCAGCTGTCTTCGGTTCTTAAGAAATCTCCGCTTGCCTTTTCAAGATTTTTTGTTACAAATGCGAGTCTTAATGCAACTTTTTCTTGTTCTGTCATGGATTTAGTAGTTTTTCCAAATCCATTATTTAAAGCAAATTGATCAAGCGCTGCTTGTGTCATTACTACGCCTAATTCTTTTAAAGATTCTGTTTCGCCTGTAAATACTGATTTTAATTTTATATATGCTTCTTGTGATGACATATTATAAAATGATGCTACATCGCCCGTTAAGCCCGTAAGCGTCTTTGCCATCTCAAGCGCTTCTTTATTTGTATATCCAAAACTTGATGACATTGCGCCAAAAGTTCCTAAATATTTTTTTGCGCTTGTTTCTGATAATCCAAAATTCTTTAATGCGGATTTTGCAAATTCATCTGCTGCCCCTGACATTTCCCCAAAAGCAACATCAACTACATTTTGAACTTCTGCTAAATTTGAACCTAATTCAATTGCGCTTTTACCAAAATCAAAAAGTGCTTTTACAGAAAAAGCGGCCGCTGCAGCCGCTCCTAATTTTCCAAACATTGATGAAATAGAGCTCGTGCAAGAATTTCCAGCGCTTTTTACTGCGTCATTAACTGAGTTTGTTAATTGTTTTTTAAAGCCCTTTGAATTAAGGACTAAATCCATTGAAACTTGTCCTACGCTTTGCTCTGCCATAATTTTTAATTTCCTTTTTTATTTATTTTCTGACTCATACTAATTGCTCTGAACATATTAGAAAACATTTGCATTTGATTATCAAATTCTTCTTTTGTCATATTTTCCGCAATCTTCTTTTGCCAATCTCTATGAATTTTCTTTTCATTTGGCCCCCAATTTTTCATAACTTTCGGATCTTTTTCGCTTCGTATTCTTACTACTGCCCCGAGTGGTGTATCGCCATTAATACCTGATAAAAGATTTATAAATTCATCCCATGACATATCTTCTTCATTTCTTAATCGGATTCCATATTGCTGCGCAAAACTGCTTTCTATTAATTCATAATCATCATATAAATCATAATAAGAATTATTTTTATTTGTTGTTTTGAAATCGTTTATCAAATTCCTCCATTGGAACATTTGATATTACGCTCATAACGGCTTTTACAATTGTAACATATCCATCAAATGATAAATCCATTGCATCTATCTTTTTAAATGCTTCTTTTCCTAATACTAATTTAATAAGTTCATCCATCTCTTCTACATTATTTGCGCCATTTTCCATTAATGCAAGCGCTTTTAGAACTGTATTTTTTCTATCATCTACTTTAAACTGCATTTCATCGGATAAATAAATAAATTTTGGTTCATTTTGGATTTTGCTACTGATATCAATAATCTTTGCCATAATTAATTAATTCCTTTCTTTTAATTAAAATTTTTTCAATAATTTCTGATGTTTTTTATAAAATAAAAGCGGTTCAGGGATTAATTCCCTTTCCCCGCTTCAATTTACTTTTTATATTAAATTTTTATGCTTCTGTAAAAGTAACTGCGCCATCTGACATTACTTCAAATTCAAGTGCATCAACATCTGTTGATTCGCCGCCGAGGCTTGTTACATTTACTACACAATGGAATGCTACTTTATCGCCATTTGGTAATTCCCATTCAAAATTAGAATAAGTATCCTGACCTGTCTTCCATGCAAGCCCTGCTACATAATCATTTCCTGCATCGCCTACATTTCTTTTTGCTGATAAAGAAATTGTAATTGATTTTGCTGTCTGTAATCTTCTTACCCATCCGCCTGTTGTCATTGGAGTCCATTCTTCAACTCCATTATCAACTGCAACTGAAAAAGATGTGCAATCTGCAATTGTGCTCATTACTGCAGGAGTCTGTCCTTCTGCTGCTACTGTTTCTATTTTGAAAACATTTTCAAAAACTGGATAAACGCCGCTTGTTATTGCCATTATTTTATCTCCTTGTAATATATTTTTAAATCTATTAATCGTTCATAAATGCCATCATCGCCGCAATGTAAATCAATCGGCGCATCATCTAATAATTCAACATAATTAATATCTATATTATTATATGATAAATGGTTTAATGTTGTCAAGTAATTATATATGTTTTCGGATGCTTCTGATGTTTCTAAATAATTCTTATTCCACCTAATCAATATTGAAAATTTTTTATTTCCAGTTGTCATTTCTTCGCCTGAAATTGCAATATTTCTTCTTGATGCATCTTTTAAATCATATACGCATATACTCTTTTCATATTTATTATCAATTTTTCCGCAAAAATATCTATTAATTTCAAGATTGTTATTTAATTTTAATAAATCCCTTACATATCCCGCATTCATATTATTTTCCTATCAACTTTCTATAAATTTTTTCAAAAGCTTTTAAACAAAAATCTTTTTTACTTCCTGAAATCCATTCATCTAGCCATCTGCCTCTTGCATTTGGATTGGATGTCTTTTGGAAATTATATTCTGGATGATAATACATGCGAGCCGCATAATCTGTTACTGTTTCCAATGCTACATGCCCCTCGCCTTTTCTTTGAACGCTTGTTGCCGTATTCTGCATTGTTCCCGTATCAAATGGCATTACTTGCGCTTGAACTACTTCTGTATGTAATGCCTCGCCTGTAAGAAATAAAGCATCATCCGCTTTCTTTTCATAACCTTTTATAACTGCTGGCTTGTATTTTACATTAAATTTTATTTTATTCATTTAACATCAATCCTTAAATAATTTACTGTTCCATCTGGATTTCTGGATTTTACTACTTGCGCAATTTGTCTTTTATTTCCTAAAATTATTACATATCCATCATTAATATTATTATATTGCGGAATTATATCATCATGCAAATAAATTTTGCCTATTCCCCTTGAAATATTTTCTTTATCTGAAATTTCATTTTTGCTTTCTTCTTGATAATTGCATTTTGCTTTTATTGAATTAATTTCAATTTGTTCGCCATCTTCGTTTAATTCATCTAAATAAAAATGAATTTCTACTGGAATTTTACAATCGCATTTTCTTACTAATTTTGGATAAATCATATTAAAACCACCTTTTAAAGCCAAATCCTTGATATGTAAGCCCTGTTGTTTCTAATAATTTATAATCTTCTGTTCTTACTGCGACCCCGTCTCTCACGGTTAAATTCCAATTTCCATTAAATGACATTGAAACGCCATTTATTGAATATGATGATAAAATATTATCTAATATATCTTCATTTGAATAAATAAAATCTGCAATATTTACAATTACTTCTTTAATTGTATCTTGCTGATATTTAGATAATTTATCAAATCCACCTAATTGATTAATTCTATTAAATGTCAAAATGTCAATTTGTCTTGATGTTTTTACTAAATATTTATCTGCATCTTCGGCGGTTAATGTATTTCCGCCTAATTCTATATATTCATTATAATCTATATATGGTGAATACATTTTTATCGCCTTTCTTTTATTTAAAAATTAAAGAAAAAGCATGCGTGCTCGATATACGCTACACGCACGCTCTTTATATATTTTATTTAATTAAGCATTTGCCAATTCTAATTCGGATAAATCGTATTCTTTGGAATGAATTTTTACATTATCTTTATCATATTCTTCAACTACAAATTTTTGTGTTTCGTTATCTGTAATCTTGAATACTCCATTCATATCTTCATCTAATGTAACTAATCCGCTTCCTTGTGATGGATTTAATCCAACTTTAATTGTTTTAATATTTTCTGGATCTCTATTTACAAATTTAAGTGCTATAAAGTTTCCTGCGCCCCAATCCGTAACGAGCTGCCCTGATGTAAGATATTTTAAAGAACCTGATATAGATTTATTTGCATTATCTACTACAATATCTTCTTGCATATCTGCAACTGTTGTTTCCCAAAATTCTACTTCAGATGATTCTGGATTAATTTCAACCTTCTGATCAGGGCTTAGTGAAAAGATGCATAAATTCCAGCAACTTTATTTTCATAAACTTCTGCAATTCCTACTGTTCTGTAACCAAATTTCCATCCATCAGATGTCTGATTTGCTTCAGGTGAAATTACTTTATTTACTGTATGTTTAGGATATTGAATTGTTGCTGTTGGATGAATTGCAAGGAAATTAAGATCGGAGCCATCTGCTGCTTTTACATATCCGCCTGCTGTCTGTCCGCTTGTTGTTCCATCATACTGTGTAATTTTTGTATAAAATCTTGACTGTGGAACGAGCTTAATCTGTGAAAATCTTGCTAATACTTCTTTTGATTTGATTGTTTCAAGGTCATCAATCATGCCCTTAAGAGTTGGAGTGATGAAAAGAATACGGCCTTCTTGAGGAACTTCATCTTCATCCATTGTATTTGTTGCTGTTCTGAGTGCTGCAATAACTGCTTCACCAGTTGCAAGTGTTTCTTCTTTCTTTGTTCCTGCTTCTGCTGCATATTTTGCAAAACGGAAAGCGTCAATTTCTGGAACAACTTTTGTTCTAATAAATTCGCCTGCGAGTCTTCCAAATGCTATTGATGCTGTTTCAATATCATCGAGTGCATCAACTGTGAACATACGACCTCTATCATAATTGCATTTTACTGTTTCATTTGTAAGAGTTACATCGCCATTTACATATCCGCTATTTCTTGAATATGCGCCGAGTCCATCCATCTGCATTTTAGGAATTATAAGTTCATCAGCATTTGCGCCCTGTCTTGCGAGGTCAGCATTACCATCAAGAACTGAAGATAATGATGCTTCTTTATATACTTCATCAAGGGCTGGAATATACTGTTTAAAAAGTGCAATACTATTTGCCATTATTTTATCTCCTTAATTTTTATTATAATATTTTAAAATTTGTTAAATTAATAACCTTTAATTGCTGCGCGGACTTTGTCATAAATTGAACTTTCGCCGCCTTCTGTCTGTCCTGCGCCTATTGTGGTAAATCCATTTACATTTTTATTTTCATTTGATTTTACTACTTTAAACGCTTCGCATTCTTCCAATACTTTATTAATGGATTCAGATAATTTATCTTCGGAAATTTTTCCATCTGCTGTTTTAATATCTGATAAATCAGCAAGTTTTGTAATTTGATTTATATATTTTTCATCAAATCCTAATTTTCCTGATAATCCTTTAATAGTTCCTGTTAATTCATTTTTAAATTTTTCTGCTTTTAAATTTTCGTTTTCCTTTTTAAGTGCTTCCATTTCGTCATTAATCTTTTTTGATTTTTCTTCTTTTCTTTGATGGTAAGAATTTATAAAAGATTTAATTTCTTCATCTTCTTCCATTCCATTTGCTTTTAATATTGATTTTGCAACTCCATCAATTCTTTTGTTTAAAATTTCTTCAAATTTTTCTGCAAAATTATCGGAATTTTTTGTGTTGTTTTCTGCGTCCGCATTGCTTTGATTGTTCTGAGTATTTTCCTGAACATTTTCCTGATTATTTTCAGCCATTTTTATTATTTCCTTTCCGTTTAAAGTCCGTTTGACTATATCCGTTTAAAGCCCGTCGGCTATAAGTGGTATTAAAAGGGTTTGAACCTTTATCTCCTGCCTCCGCGGCAGGTATTCTATAATTAAAATTTCTTTTTAAAATTATATAGGATTTTAAAAATTAAACACTGTCTTCCTATTAAGATTTTTGGTCAGTGTATAAAATTTTAATTACTTTCCAAATTTAAACTAAATACCTAAATAACAAAGTTCGTTAAAAGCCCATTTTAAAATTGCTGTAAGAACTTTTAAATATAGAGGCGGGATTTGCACCCGCATTTTTACATAAGGAGGATTAAAATGTAAAAAATACTAATCTATATAATTATTATAAAATTGCTTTAAAATCTTTATTTTCGCCGTTAAGAATTATTATTGGATTATGTTTTGAATTTGGCTTAAATTCGCCAACTTGTCCATATCCGCCATAATCTAACATTGATGATGTATTTACAAATAATTTATCTACATAAGAAACATTTGAATTTATAAAATCACTTCTATAAAATCCTTCTTTTATTACCATCGGCAAATGCGTATGTGAATGAATATAAATATCAACATCAACTATTGATGCCATTTCGGCGAGTCTATTTGCTTTTCCGCCTTCTTTTCTACCGCCACCCCTGCCGTGTGTAGTGTAAATTGAATACCATTGTTTTCTTTTTCTTCTTTGATTCCATCCAAATCTTAAAAATATTACTGCGCCAATTTGTGCAAATTTATCTGAAATTCCTAATTTCGCTGCAACAAATTCCATTGGTGAAATACTAGTATTATTTTTTGTTCTATCTTCATGATTTCCTGAAGTAATACATAATATTTTATCTTTGATTGGCTGGAATAATTCAATACATAATTTAATTTCTTCGCTTGGCGTCATTGTTTCATCGTAAATATCTGAAATAGATGTTTTTAATGCATTATTTATTAAATCGCCATTAAGAATTGCAAATGCATTTTCTTTTTCTTGAACTTCTTTAATATGTTCTTTAATGCCTTTTAAGTCGCATCCAGATTCGCCAATATGTAAATCAGCAAATGTATGAATTTCTATCTCTTTTAAATTTTCTGATAAATCAATTTTAATTGTTTGCATATAATTTTATTCCTTTCTTATAAAAATTCTTATTCCTTCTATTTTTATTATATGATATTTTATAAAAAATGTCAAATAAAAAAGATGCAAGATTAACAATCCTGCATCAAATATTCAAAAAGAAAGATTGAATAATAAAAAATGACATATAAATATATGAAAAAGAGGAAAATTTATATGAAAGAGAGGAATAAAGAACATATACAAACAAAAATAAAAAAGATAATATGCCATCTTTATTTTCTATCTTCCTAATTTATTATATGATAAAAATTTTAAAATGTCAATACATAAAAAAACAGCCCGCAAATGCGAGCTGAAATACAAGAGGAAAGTCATTTAAAAACAAAAACATAAAAAGAATACATTTCTTTCTATTATATTATAAGATAATTTTTCGTCTTTGTCAAGTACCAATTGCTGTAATTGAAAAATAACCCTTAACTTTTTTAAATTTCCTTAAAAAGTTTAAGGTTTTAAGGTCTTTTTAAGGTAAAATTTAAGGTACTCAAACCCGCGTAAATACTGAGATTTTTTGAAAAACCTTAAATTCCTTAAACTTTTTTTCTACCTTAAGTAAAAAAAATATAATAAAAATATTCTTAAGATTAGCAAAAAATATTTAAGGTTTTAAGGTTTTTGCCTGAAAAGCGCTTAAATACTGCATTTGATGACCTTAAACTTTCCTTAAATTCCTTAAATACTTTTTAAGGTTTTTAAGGTTTTTAAAGTTTTAATTTTGATAATCCTTTTTTCTTATTTTTATTAGTAATTATTGGATTACTATTGCGGCGGCAATACTTTATGCGCAAAATGATTTTTGTTCTAAATTTTCCCGTAATTTTCTGAAAAAATTTTTATTAAAATTATATCTGCATACAAATTTAAGCAAAATAAAAAGCGCTTTTAAAAGCGCTTTAATTTTTTAAAATATTTGATAATCATTAAAATTGTTAATCCTGATTAATACATTATGATTATTACATGATTCTTTTAGAAATTCCATAAATAATTCTGTTGAATATATACTATGATTATTTTCATCTTCATCTGGCATTAATACATCAATATCTAATGGATTATCATCTGAATCATAAAATGAAAATTTGTAATTGTCGCCATCATATACATCAAATATTATTCCAATTTCTAATAATTTTTCAATAATTCTTTTATCTTCTTTGATATTATATAATTTTGGATAATCAATATTTGCAAAAATATTTTCTGCATTTTCTACTGCTTCTTTTACATAATCTACAATTTCATTATGATTTATTGCATCATTTGGATTAATGGAAATTTTTCCAATATTTATTGAAAAATCTTCAATTAATAAATGTTCTACTTCCTTTGCAATTCTATTAATTTTTCTTTGAAATTCTACATTATACATATTTTTTCCTCCCGTATTATAAATTGTTCCAATATTCAAAATAATCTTTATTAAATATACATACATCAATTTCTGATTCATCATCTAATACAACATGTGTTGAATAACATTCATTTAATGAACCGCCGCCAAAAAAGTATAAATCATCAATATTTCCATTATTGATAATATTTAGAAAAAACGCAACTTCTGAAATTGTTTCAAATTTTAATCTTTTATAATCGCTGCTTCTGTGGCTTTCGCCTTTAAAAACTTTAATTACAAAATTATTAAAATTTTCTTCTTCAATAAAATTAATCATTTCTTTCTTTGTTTTGATTTCCTTGATTTTGTTTTTGTTTTCTTGATATTTTCTTTCTTTAATCATATCTTTTTCCTCCTATGATTTTTTGTTTTCTAATTATAATATGATTTTTGAATAAATAAGATAATTTGCAATTTTAAAAATTACATTTTTATCTTCTAAATATATTATGAAATTTTAAAATAATAAAAGTAAGAAAAAAAATAAGCGGGCTTAAAAACCCGCTTTTTTCTGCCATTCTTCAAAATTTCTTTTCTTTATTTTCATTCTTTCAATTTTTTCATAATATTTTAAATCTTTTTCATCATTCAAATGAACTTCAAAATAATTTTCTTCATCATTTTCTGGATAAAAAATAAAATTTTCATTTGAATCTGCAAATAATTCTTTTAATAATTCTTCTGTAATTTTAAAATTATTCATAATATTTTCCTCTTTTTAATATTCTATTCCATCTTCTAATTTTACATATCCTAATTCAAAAATATTTTTTTCTTTGATTACGCAATTTTTTATAATCTCAATAATGTTTTCTGGATTCATATTTTTGAAATAAAAACATGGAAAATTTTCAGAAAATTTTTGATTATAAATTAACATATATATTTTTAGTTCTTCCATAATGCGCCCTTTCTTTTATTTTAAAATATCTTTTATAATTTTTAAAGTATTCGGAGTATATTTTTCCATCCATTCTAATTCTTTTCCACCAACTGTAAGCGCTGAAATTTGATTAGCCCATAATTCTGATGATGTTTCATATTTTCTCATAATTTCTTTTACTTGTGATTGATTTGAAACATCATATCCTAAACTTTTATAAACATCTTTTAATCCGCTATTTCTTTTATATTTTTTAAAAGTGTTATAAGCTCTATTATAATAATCATCTCCATGTCCCCATGGCAATCCTGTTACTTCCCTATGAAATGCGCCATCCAATAAATCTTGTAATCCTGAAGATGAATCGTCTGAAAACAAATCTTTAATAAATTGGTTTCTGAAAGTTGGCGGTTTATATGTTAATCCTAATGATTCCCAAAATTCTTTTTGTTCTTGATTAAACTCTTTGATAACTTCTTTATTTTCAAAAACTTTTGGCGATAATAAATCTATATCTTTTTGCATCGCATCAAGATATTGATCTGATAATGATATTTTTTTATCTCCAAAATGTATATTAAAAATCTGTTTAGAAATATTGTCATTTCTTGAAAAATCTTCTAATGCATTAAATTCATTAAAAGAAAAATCTTTATTTTCTAAAAATTTTGTTCCTTTTCTATCTACAAAATGCCCATATTCATGTGCGAGCGTTCCGTATTTGTTCATGCCTTGTTTTATATATTCTTCATCAACAAAAGAATAAGTTATTGTATTGTATTTTTGGCTATAATGGCTTTTTATTTCATTATTAAATTCAATTCCGCTTAATTCTTTATTTAAATCATTAAAAATATTATAAGTGTATTCATTTTCATCAATCATCTTTTTAAATTCTGCAAAATCTTCTTTTCCCATTGTTTTTTCTAATTCTGCAAATTCAAAATTTCTTGCTTCTTTTGTAATTTCTTCTGCTGCTTTTTCTGCTGCTGGCGATGCTTTTTTCTTTCTCGGCTTCTTCGGCTCTTCTGGTAATTCAGGAATTTCAATAGTTTTTGTATCTGGCTTTACTTTTCCTAATACACTTTCTCGCCAATATTTTCTTCTTAATGTCGGATTTTCTTCTATTAATTTTCTTTGTTTTGCTTGATATTTTCTTACTAAATCATTATATGATTTTTGCTCATTTTCGTCAAGCGTTCCATCTGCCAATCTTTTATACTTTCTTATCTGTCTTTCGTTGAATCTTTGCTGCTGTTCTAATAAATATTGTTTTTCTGCGTTTTCTATTTCTGTTTTTGTTGGTGCTGGATATTCTGTTGTAATTCCTTCAAAATAAGTTGTATGAACATCCTTACAATTTGGATGATATAAGCCGCCTGCAATTGCTTCTGATAATAATGGAAATCTTGGATCAATCGGAGCGGAGCCATATACATCATCATTAAAAATTTTTCCAACAAATTTCATACATTTCGGACATGCATTACCTCTTCTATTTACAATAACTAATCCTAATCCGTATTCATCACGCATTTTTGCTTCGCCCTGTATATATGAACGCTTTTCGGCTGTTCTTAATGCCATTTCTGCATAACTTTGAATATTTACACGGCGCCCATTTTTATATTCAACATTATTAATTCCTGCTTCTAAAAAATTTCTTGTTGCCATATCAATGCATTTTATTAAATTTCCTGAACCTGTATTAAAATATACATTACTATTAAAGATAATTTGTCTATATTGGTCTTCTGCATATCTTACGGCGCTTGTTTCTGCAGCATATAAATTTTTCTGCGTTTCTGCCATTAATGCATTCAATTTTCTATCATTAATTCCATTAAAATCCGCTGTAATTTCTTCATCGCTTTTACTTCTATGAACTTTCAAGCCGTCTTTTACTGCATCTAATATTTTCTTTTGTTGGCTGCTTCCTGCTTCTTTATAAACTTCTTCTAATGAATTTTCAATTGCTTTATATAATGCCTTTTTTCTGTCTTTTGTAAAATATTTTTTATTACGCTTTTTAAATTCTTGTAATTCTTTTAATTGATTGCTTCTCCATACTGCAATATTATCTTCTTTTAATACGCTTTCTGGAGTAGTTTTCTTAATTCCGTTAATAATTTGATTTACTAAATCATCTTCTATAATTTTAAACGCTTCTTCTAAATCATAAACGCCCATAATTTTCAATATTCCTTTCCTTTTAAAAAATGCGAGGCATTAAATCCCCGCATCCTTTTCTTTTACTTAAATTTCTTCGTAATTTTCTGAAAAATTTTCGCCTAAATTATCATTATTGAATATTGGCTCGTCTAATTGTATAATTCCTCTTTCCTGCTTAATTCTTTCAACTTCTTCGGCTTTCCATTCGTCTGTTTTACTGTCGCCCCAAATTTCTTCAACTTTTGCTTCAATACTCATTGGAGTATTTGGATTTGACATTGTTTCAATTACAGCTTCAAAAGATGGATTTGCATATTCGCCAAAATTAACTGATATATCATATTCTTGTATTTCTTGCCCGTATTGAATATTATATGCATTTAATACAATATTTCCTAATTTTTCAAGAACTGATTCAAGAACTTCCAAAACTGCTTGCCTTGTATATAAAGTAACTTTTTCTTTTTCCCTTTGTGCTTCTGCATTATCTAACTTTTTAACATCAATTCCGAGTGTAGAGGGGCTTACTAAACCTTGCAAACATAAATCAAGTTGCGTTATATAAGTTTGTAAATATGAATCAACTTGAATATTTGGCTGAACTGTTTTTATTTCATTTTTTGCGCCTTCTGACATATCGGAACCTACTTTGATAAATTGATTATCAAAAGCATTTGGAATAAGCATTGAACCCGTTTCAAAATTTCTTGGAATTAAGCAATCTGGAATATAAGTTTTTACTCTTCCTTGTCTTATTGCTTCTTGCCATTGTGAAACAACTTCATCAATTGCATCAAAATTATCAGATTTATTATCAAAAATACTTGCGCCTCTGCCTTTATATTTATCTGATTCCCAAACCATATAAGGAACTGCGAGCATTATTCTTTTATCAAAAATTACATCTTCTAAATCTGCTGTAATATCTAATGAATCAACTGGAATTTCTGTCTCGCCTTCAAATAATTTATATCTTACATATCCATATCCATATGTTTCTTCTAAAAGATAATGAACTGATTTTACTTTGTATCTTGTATAAAATTTAATTTCTGTAATTCTGCCCCTGTTTCTTGTAAAATCAATATCTTCTGATGGATAAAATTCTATAATTGGCTTATCTGAAATTCTTTCATCAAATGAAATTTTAAAAGCGCCATCTCCTACCTTTAAAACTTCTTCTGTTGCTTTCTTTAATAATTTTTTAAAATCGTTTTCCTTTGCAATTTCATCCCATAAATCTTGATCTGCTTTATTTTCAAAATCAATATCATTATAATCAGAAATGCATACATTATTTAAAGTATCAACTAATAATTTTGGTAATCCTATATGGATTTTTCTGATTTCCATTCCTTTTGTCATTGTAGAACCCCAAAAAGAATTATTATCGTTAAAAATCATTCCAAATAATTGTGAAATTTCAAATGAATCGCCTTCATACCATACCCTATTTTTTGCGCAATTCTGATCATGATTTAATAATCTATTGATATCAAATCCATAAACTCCTACTTGATGAATTCGGAGCATACTTAATATTTTATTTCTTATTTTATCCAAAAAACTCATTTTATAAGTTTCCTTTCATACAAATTAATTTGCAAATACTGTTTTATATTTTTTTTCAGAATTTTTTGATTTTTTTTCTGCTTTTTTCGTTGTTTCTTCTACAACTACTTCTTTAATTTTTTCTTCTGTTTCTATTTTCTTTTTTCTAGCCATTTTTTATTATCTCCTTTATAAATTATTATATGATATTTTCGCCCTGATTGTCAATTTCTTGATTTTCTTCTTCTTGTTGTTTTTTAAAAATTTCTTCTGCTTTTTCGTCTGAAATATCTTTATAATCATCTGAATTAATATTTTTTCCGCATAATCTTTTATAAGCTTCTGTTTCTGCTAAATCTGATATATAATTTTCTGACGGAATTAATTCTATATATTTTTCGTGATAAATTACTTTCATTTTTTATTCCTTTCGTTATGATGTCGCTAATATATATCCTTTATCTGTAATAATTGCTTTTTGGTCTTCTGTTAATTGATTATAAATTGTAGTTGGAATTATTACTTTTCTATTTGTCGCTGTTGTTGTTGAAAAAGAATTAAAGAAATTTATATAATTTGCTATTGTCATTCTTGTTGCGTTTCTTATATCAATATTAGAATTTGCGGCTCCCCTTACTGTTGCTTCTACTACTGACCCTGTATAATATGTATTTCCAAATATAAAATTTCCGCCGTAGCTTCTATCTACTGGAATATTTAATAAATGAACATTTATATTTGAATTTGTAAAATTAAACATATTATTAACAGCTATTGTATTTGGATTAAAATTTTCTAAATCTATTGTTAAATTTGCGGCATTATTTGCTGTTCCTTTAAAAGAATTAAAAAGATTTTCGGCATATGCTCTTCCAGTTTTATTTATAGACGGTTTAAAAGTTAAATTATTTAAATTGTCGCTTATAGTAATTGATTCAAATGCGTTATTATACCATGTTCTCCCTAAACTATCATTTCCACAACTTGCAAATTTTTCTACTATGTTAAAAATTTTTTGCATTTCTTCTGAAGATAAAGTTCCGCATTGATTACATAAATAACTAAACTGCCATATTGTTAAATCGCCTCTGCTTGAATTATATACATCGTCTAATTTGCTTAAAAATCTTTTCTTGTAAAATAAATAATTAAAATCTACTCCGTCAAATATATTTCCGCCGCCGCCTTGCGTAATTTGATCTACATATCCTGAATATGAATCTATTAAAGCGTTTTGAGGCACTTGAACGCCTTTATTTATTATTGATGTTCTTAAATCTGATTTTGCGCCTTGAATTCTTGTAAGTTCTGATGCAATACTCATATCAAATTTCCTCCAAAATACTTTCTATATTTCCTAAAATATTATCTATTTCTGTTTTTGAATATGTTTCGGATTTTGTATAATAATTCGTCATATCTGGCAAATCGCTTGTATCTGCTTTTGCGTTTAAAAGTGTATCTACTTCTGTTTTTGTGTAAGTTGTTGATTTATCTGCTTTATCTGTCTCTAATGTTGAAACTCTGTTATTTGTATCGTTTAATCCTTGCGATATTCCTGATAATGCTTGTCCCACTGAATCGGATAAATTTCCGAGTTCCGTTTTTGTTGCAAATCCACTGACGTCTGGAATTAAATTATCTACTTCTGTTTTTGTATAAGTATCTGTTTTATCTGCCTTTGTTGATAATCCATTATTTAATTCTGTTTTTGTTGCGAGTCCTGAAATATCTGGAATTTCTGATTTATCCGCTTTATTTTCTAATAAATTATCTACTTCTTCTTTATCGTAATAATCGTTTAAATCTATTTGTGCTTCTACTTCTTGAACTATTGCTTCTAATTGTTCTTCTGAAATTGTCCAGTTATCTATTTCGTCTTGTAAGTGCGCAATCATTTCTAGAATTTGTTCTACAACGCCTTTATGCTCGGGATCTGGAATATCTTCAAATTTTTCGCGTGCTGAAATTCTGATAATAATAATTTTGATTGTTTGTCCTTTTTCTTCGTCTTCGTAATAAATATAAGTTAATATTTCTGAAGCTCTTTGTAAAAAAGTATCTGGGATTCTTACGTGATAAGAATTAGTTTCTGGAGTATAATTTCCTAAAACTGTTATTTGTTGTCCGTCTTGGATAAATTCAAATTGTAGATTTTCAATATTTGTTCCTGTGTTATAGACGTCTATAATCTGTCCATAATCGTATTGAAAAAATCCGCCTATTGTTGTTGTAAAATTTTTTTCAAAATTTACTTTTTTCATTATTTATCTCCTTGTATTGTGCCTATTTTTTCTTTATATGGGATCCATGCGTATTGAACGCTGTTTATCATGTGGTCGTTTTTGTCTTCTGGAATCATACGATTTTCTTTTTCTGACCAGCTATAAACTTGTAATTCGTGTATGTAATTTATGCAGTTATCTAATACGTAAAAATTATCTGTCGCGATCCAGCCCTTTTGGAGTTGTATTCTGTCTATTATCTTTAATTTCTTCCAGGCGTCGTTAAAGTTATAAATAAGTCCTTTTTTATTTTTATAAATTTTCATTTCTGAAATTGTTGCTTG